ACAAGATAATTAACAAGGAGTAATATAAAATGGCAGAAAAAATTGTATCACCTGGTGTATTTACGAGAGAAAATGACCTTTCTTTCTTAGCACAAGGGATTGGTGAAATCGGAGCAGCTATTATTGGACCTTTCCATAAAGGACCTGCTTTCGTACCAACCGTTGTTAATACACAATCGGAATTTGAAGAAATCTTCGGTACACCTAATGGAGACTACTATACAGGATATACCGTACAAAATTATTTAAGAGAAGCTGGAACAGTAACTATTGTTCGCGTTGGACATGTCGGTGGATATACCGAAGTAGGACCAGCAGCGATTGCAGTTAATGGTACAGATGGTGGAAGAAAGATTATCGGAACACTTCACACTACACATAAGTGGGATAGTGAAACTGGTATAACAGCTTCTATTCAATCCGAACCATCAGCATCCGCATTTTCAATTGAAGTTAGTGGTTCTAATTCAAATATTAACTTTGCTGTATCTGCATCTGTATTACCATCTGCAGGAAATGATTTATCTGATGTATTCGGTGAATCTGCTCGTGGTTCTAAAGGTGCTTATCTTTACAAATATTTTGAAAATGAAGCAACTAACCAAAGTTCATATTTAGCAGACGGTGTACCAACTGGAGTTACAGGCTCTCAAGTAGAACTTATTGATTTAGCAGACCAAGTATTTTCAAACGATATTCAACACGCATCAACTCCTTGGATTAAATCTCAGTTGATTTCGGGTGAAAGACATGACTTGTTTAGATTTCATACTTTAGGTGATGGTACAAATTATAACCAAGAATATAAAATTTCTGTTTTCAATGTAAAAGCAGCTGGTACTAACAATTCAACTGATTACTCAACTTTTTCAATCGCAGTTAGAGGATACTCTGATACAGATAAGAGACCAGTAATCTTAGAAACATTCAATAACTTGAACTTAGACCCAGCATCTCCAAACTACATTAAGAAAGTAATAGGTGATAGAAACCTTGTTATCGATGCAAATGGAAAACAAACTGAAAATGGTGATTACGCTAATCGTTCTAAGTATATTAGAGTAGAATGTAAGGCAGAGGGTACATTCCCTGTAACTGCTGGACCATTTGGACATGATGCTTATTACAATCCAATTTATGTTGGTTCATCATTAGAATCATTAGTACCTGCAGTTGTATTCTCAACCGGTTCTGCTGATAACACTTCTTCAAGTGGTGTTAAATATAGTGGTATTGATTTAGAAACCGCAGTTGTTAAAGTTGACAACTCACACTATCTATCTCCAATCCCACAATCAGCTACACAAGGTGCTAACACAGTATTCGCATTTGATGCTACTGTATCAATTAATGGTGGTACTCACTCATTTGGATTTGAACTAACTGGTTCTGATTCAACTGATGTTAATAAGAGACAATTTACAGTAGGTTTCCAAGATGGATTTGATGGTGTAACACCAACTGTTGAAAGAGCACTTGCTGGTTCATCTGCTAACTTCGGTAGTGGTAACACTCAAGGATTCGATTGTTCTACATCAACTGCAAGTGGTTCAATTGCTTATGTAAAAGCAATCAATGCAGTATCTAATCCAGATGATTTCGATATCAACTTGGTATCTGTACCTGGTATCGTTCGTAGACATCACTCTTATGTATTTGATAAAGTTGTTGATATGGTTGAAGCTCGTGAAGATGCATTCTTCATTGGGGATGTTGTTGGTGTAACTTACAACTCTGCAAATGGACAAGTTTCAACAGATACTATTACACAGGCTGTTGAACAGGCTAGTAACTTAGATTCTAACTATGTTGGTACTTATTATCCATGGGTTAAAACAATCGATTCAAGAACAAATAAACTAACCGCAGTTCCACCATCAGTATTGATGCCTGGAATATATGCAGCCAATGATGCTATCGCAGCTGAATGGTTCGCTCCCGCTGGTTTGAATAGGGGTGGTATCGTAGGAGCTGTTTCAGTTCTTAACAGATTAACACACGCTGAAAGAGATACATTATATGAAGGAAAAGTTAACCCAATCGCTGCGTTCCCTGGTGAAGGTATCGTTGCATTCGGTCAGAAAACTCTTCAAGATAGAGCATCTGCTTTAGATAGAATTAATGTTCGTAGATTAATGATTAAAGTTAAGAAGTATATTGCTTCAACTTCAAGATACCTAGTATTTGAACAAAACACCGCTACAACTCGTGCTAAGTTCTTAAACACAGTAAACCCATATTTAGAGGGAATCCAACAAAGACAAGGTTTATATGCGTTTAGAGTTGTAATGGATGAAACAAACAATACTCCAGATGTAATTGATAGAAATATCATGGCTGGTCAGATTTATTTACAACCAACTAAGACTGCTGAATTCATCGTACTTGACTTCAACATCTTACCAACAGGAGCTTCGTTCTCAGCATAATAAATAAAAAATAAAGGAAACTATATTTATAGTAGTATAATAGGAG